GTGACAAACGGCAACCTTGGGCCACAACGGGTGCCCTACCTGTCCGACGTGACCAACGACTCGGACATCGTCGAGCCAGGCATGCCCTACTCGCAGACCCGGTTTTCTGGTCAGTACATTGACCACCCGGCTGTAGTTAAAAAGGGAAAAATCGTCGCGGTGACCGCTGAGGCGATCTACTCTGACCTGACCAGCCAGATCATCGACTCGGCCCGCTCCGTCGGTACCCGCGTCGCCCTGGGCCGCGAGGAGGACATCCTCCGAGTTGTGCTGGGCATCACCAACCCACACAGTTGGAACGGTACCGCCTATAGCACCTACCTGTCTAGCGGTTCAAACTGGATCAACACCGTGACGGGTTTCACCCTGACCGACTGGACAGGGCTAAACACCCTAGAGCAGTTGTTCACCAAGATGAAAGACCCTGTGACCGGCAAGCCGATCATGATCGAGCCCAAACAGGTCTTCGTGATGCCAGCGCAAAAATACAACCTGCGCCGGATCATCAACGCCACCGAGGTCGAGAGCGGCAACTACGCCACCTCGGGCAACCCATCGCGCACGACCGGCGCCAACCCGCTGGATCAAAACTACGAGATCCTGACCAGCCCGCACGCATTCAACCTGCTGACCGACGCCGCCATCGGCAACGTCAGCGAGGCCAACGCCAACGCCCGGGTTTACCTTGGCGATTTCAAGCGTGCGTTTGTCTGGCGTGAGGCCAAGCCGCTGAGCGTGATCGAGGCGCCACCGCAAAACGCTGCCGAGTTCAACAACGACATCGTGCTGTCCGTCAAGGCGTCCCTGTGGGGCGTCGCCGGCGTGGCCGAGCCCCGCGCTGTCGCCCTCGGCAAGGAGTAATCCATGGCCAAGAAGCGCCCGCAGGCAGAACCTGCAGCGCAGCCGGCCCAGGAACAGGTGCAGCAGCCGGCCCAACAGCCGGCTGTTGGCCCATCCGGCCCTGCTGTTTGCCGCTGGTCGGTCCAACTGCCCGGAGCGGCCGCACTGGCCGTCGAGGCAACCGACGCAGCCGCCGCCATTGCCCTGCACGACCAGGTCAACGGCGTGATCGGCACCACCCACGCGCACATCGTCACCCACCTGGAATAGTCACCCATGGGCCGCATTCCTGATCATCTTGTCAGCCTCGCCTTCCGTGCCCTGGAAAACCGCTGGGTGACCATCGGAGCCAAGGTCGGAAAAAACACCAATGGTAAGAAAAAAGGCGGGACGCCCGTTGAGCTGGACGGCGAGGGCAAGATCACCAAAGGCCCGGCGGCCCTGACCGGCAAGCGACCTAGCGAGTTGTCGCAATCGCACCTGTTCACCGGCCAAGATCACAAATCCCAACGCAAGCTATTCGCCGAACCAGGCGACCCACCGCCACCGCCACCCATCGAGGAGACGCCCAAGGCGCCACCGGCACCCGCCAAGAAGGAGCCGAAACCACGGGCTAAAAAGCCGCTGAGTATGTCATTGTTGGCGGTGATTCGCCGCGAGGGCGGCATCTCTTCGGGCGACTTCGAGCATGCCGACTTCAAGGAGTTTGGCCTGCTGGGTGCATTGAATAAAAAAGGCCTTAGCCTGGACGACATGGCGGCTACCATGGTGCGCCAGGGCCATATCACCGTGCCCATGGGCAAGTCTTCGCCGAGCGACCACCTGCTGCAGTTGTTGAAGAAAAAAACCAACTCATTGTTGGCAGCCGACACCGCTGAGTATGATAAGGACTACGAGGCCTACATGCAGGCCCGCAAGGAGGCCCACGCCGATGGATACCCAGAAGAACAGCTTGCAGAAGCTTCAGGACGCGGCGAAGAAGCTGGCGATCAGGAAAGCGCGAATCGAATTTTTGAAGAAATCTTTGGCGGAAATGGAGGCGGAGGAGAAGAAGCGGGCCGGGACGAAGAACCCGGGGACCTTGCCGGAGACGCCAGCGAGCCCGCAAGCGGATTAGACACATCGTTTGACTTCGGGCCCGCTGCGGCGCCGAAGGTCGAGGAGAAGCCAAAGGCGGCCAAGCCAAAGAAGGCGGCCAAGCAGGACAAGCCAGCACAAGCGCCAGCACCGCCCGCCATCGAGCCCCAGGCACCCCCACCACCACCGCCACCAGCCACCAACCTCTTCGGCCAACCCGAGCCCACCAAGCCCCAGCCCGCCACCACGCAGGGCCTGTTTGGCGAGCAGGTGCCCGTTGAGGACCCGAAGCTCAAGCCGCGGGAGACGGTCGCCGACCAGGCAGAAAAAGGCCTCGACTGGCTGTATCAAAAGCAGGACCCGAAGACCGACGGCACCGGGGAAATGTTCGGGGGGCTGTTTTCGCCTGGGAGGACGTCGGGAGCGACAGAGCCGGAGGCAGGGCCAGTGGCGCCGCCTGCAGTTAGTGAACGTCAGTCCGCAGAACCTGCCACAAAACCGACGCACGAAATGACTAAGGCTGAATTCCAAAAGGCCTACATGGACAAGGCCAACGAGTTGCTGACTAAGGCCAAAGGACGCAAGATGAAGGACGTCATGGGCGTCGCTGGCAAGGCAATTGCTGAGCTGGGCGGCGACCATTTTGAGCAGATTAAAAAGGCCAGGGCAGCCGGCAAGGCCATTCCACAGGAGGTGCTGGCCGACTACCCGTATCTCAAAGAGCCGCACGAGATGAGCCAGCAGGAGTGGGCCGCAAAATGGCTAGCTAGCAGCCCCGGGCGAGCTCCACGCGACATCGACATGGACCTAGTTAAACTGCTGCGTAAGGCCGACGTCAAGCGGGCCATTGACGCAGGCAAGCAAGTTCCGGCTAGCGTGTTAAGAGATTACCCTGAGCTGAAACCCGGGACTGAAAACTATGAACCTCTAGATGACCGCGAGGACCCAAGTAAGTCTTCGTTTTGGCTTAATCAAAAAACCCAACTGGAAAAAACCAAACCTAGGCCTTTAAACAAGCTCTACGGGCCAAACCCAACCCCGGAGCAGGTGGCCTACCACCAAGAACTGATGAAGACTTGGAACAGTAAAAACCGCAACGCAGAGAAAAAAAGAAGAGAGTTGCGAGAAATAGAAGATGCGGCCTACAGGAAAAAAATGACCACCGAATCGCGCACCCTGTCCACCATCCGCCAGCAGCTCCGGGAGGCCTTCCGCCAATGTCCCTAGCCCAAAACATCCTCGACCTGCAAACTCAGCGCGACGGCTTGATGGCCGCCCTGCTGGCCGACTCTGCCGACCCGCAGCCCGACTACTCGGTCGGGGGGCAGTCTGTACAGCGCCAAGCATGGCGCGAGGGACTGATGCGACAAGTCGGCGAGATCAACAAAATGCTGGCCCGCCTGCAGCCGAGAGAGTTCCGCGGCCAAATCCTTTGAGGTGACCCGTGCCAACTATTAACGTCGAGGCCGACTTTTTGGCCGTGGACAACCTGCAGACGGTGACCATCACCAACCCCGACGGCGCCACCACAAGCACCCGGGCCCTTCAGGAGGGCGTCGACACTGTGCCCTACGACCTGCCAGGCGGCGCACTTGGCTACCGCACCTACTGTACCTGGCACCTGTGGCGGGCTGACCTGTCGGGTCTTGTGCCGCAGTTTTCGACCGCAATAACCGACGGTGACGGCCGCCAATGGTTTGCTGGTGGCATTACGGCAGCCACCTGGGGCACCCGGTACGTGCTGCAGTGCGAGGCCGAGAGCGGGCAAGCCGTCGAGGAGATCAACCCGATATGAGCCAGTACATGACGATTCTGGAGGCCGTGCAGCTACGGGTGGCCGCAGTATCTGGTGGCGTGCCCGTGGTGATCCGGCGCCGACCGCAGCAACTGAACGTCGACACCCTGCCCGTCATCGTGGTCGCACCGGCGCCAGATGGAGAGTCGATCGAACTGGAAACATTCAACCAGCACGTCACCTGGGCCTATCCGGTCTACGTCGTAATTTTTGCAAAAGGCAATCGGGAGCTGTCCATCGCCCCCGACGACTTCGACCTGCGCGAGGCCGTGCGCAACGAGATTTACCAGCCACTGCTGGCCGGCGCCGGGGCGGTCTACGACATCGACTTGACCTTGTCAGGGCCGTTCAGTCTGCGTGGCCCCGAGAACACGACGGAGACTGACGCGTTTCAGGTCATTTACAAGAGTAGCGAAACCCGGAGCGCATAAATGCCTTTGACCCTGTCAAACATCAACGCCGAAATCGGCTGGACTCAAACGAAGTCCACCACCTATGGCAGCGTGAAGCAAGGCCCGGCCAAATTGTCGGCCAGCCTGGCGCCATCGGTGACCACGTTTAACGAACTGCTGGCCGTGCAGGGCACCCTAGCCGCTTCGGCCAATACGACCATCGACCTGTACAGCATTACGAATCTACTTGGCGACGCAAAAACCCTAACCAAGGCCATCGCCCTGATGGTCAAGGCGACCACGACCGGCATGAAGATTGAACCAGGCGCATCCAACCCGCTGACCTGGTTCTTCGGTGGCACCAGCCCGAGCATCAGTATTCAGGCCGGCGGATTCATGCTGCTGGGTGACGGCACCGCGTTCACCCTATCGGCAAGCGTTCGCAATCTAAAAATCACCAACCTGTCCGGGTCCCTGACGGGGACTTACGACGTAGTCCTGCTGGGAGGCACATAATATGCCAACGACTGTATATTCTGGAAAAACCGGGTCAGTTTCGATTGGCGGCAGCGCACAACCGCTGACCGACTGGTCTCTAGAGATCAGCAGCGAGCCGGTCGACACCACCAATTTCACCTCGGGAGGATACGAGGAAAACATGTCCGGCATCACCCGTGCCAACATTACCTGCTCCGGCCCCTACGATGGCCTGATCAGCGCCTACATCGGCGACGCGGGCGGATTGGTAACGCCATTCATCCTGAGCACTGGTACGACTCTAGGCGCAAGCCCAGTCACAGGGCCCAGTTTTACTATCAATGCCCGGGTTACCAGTGTCAGCATCACGCAGAACGTCCGTGGCGTCGCCATGGTAAACATCACCGCCCAGAGTAACGGCGTGCTGTCAATCACGCCGTGACCATCAGGAGGCGTGCATGGCGGTCGATTATTATCGGGGCACCCGCGGGGCCGTAGCCTTTGGCAAACGAAACGCCAACGTGGCCCAGCCCTTCACGGAGTGGTCCCTGACTGTCACCACGCCCGAGATCGACCAGTCCGACTACGACCAGCCTACCGCCAAGCACGCCGCCGGCATTAGCACGGCGGCTGTTTCGCTTTCCGGGCCCTACCCAGACGTGCCCCTGAACATTAAGTCCGGCGACTTAACCACAGTCACCCTGTACCTTGACCACGAAGATGACATTGGCTTCACCCTGCCAATCTTGGTCACTTCGCTTGGGCTGCGCATGGGCGCGCGGGGCGTGGCCCAGATGGAACTGACTGGTCTTTGCCAGGGCAACTTTACCGACGGCGACACCGACACCGGAGACATCAAACTGTGAGCATTAGCCAGGCAATGGGAACGCCAATCGAGGCGCAAATCGGCAACACGACCTATCAGGTCAGCCTGATCACGCAGAAGGTCAAGGGCGGTTTGGAGGCGGCTTGCAAAACCGAAGTGCGCAACCAGATCATGGCCGACAAGGAGCTTATGAACGGTGACGAGTTTCGACTCGCCTACGGGGCGTTCCTTGACCGGGTCGGTTCTGGTGAGTTTGGCTTTGGCGGCGAGCTGCACCGCAAATGGATGGCCAGCCCCGCGGGCCTTGGCGCCGTGGTGCGGCTGTGTTTCGGCCTGAAAGATGCCAACGCCGACGCGCTGATTCAAGAGCACCCAGCCGAGGTGGGCAAGGTCATCGAGCAGGTATTCGCCGAGTCTTTCCGTACCGCCCCGGCGCAGTAGACGCGACCGGGGCGGAAAGCGGGACGGGCGGAGGAGGCGGGTCGCCCATGGACCCGGTCACCCTGTACGCAGCCTTGACCGGCGAGCCGTTCCTGCTGAGTCTGGACGAAATTGGCAAGCTGACCGACTGGCAGATTGAGAAGGTGTACGGACACGCGCGAGACAAGAAAACGGGCCAAGTGCAACAGGTGGAGCAGGTGTTAACGAGCCGGATGACTCTGGCGCAACGGAAGGCGCAGTATTTCACGATGGGGCAGGCCCTGCGGGTGCCATTGCCGGAGCTGGAAAAAACCTGGGCGGAGAAATATGGCAGCCAGTAACCTTGCCACAATGCCCCTGACCCGGGCGCTTGAAAAGTTTGCAGGCAGCTTGGCGGCGGTTGGCCGCGGCATGGATAAAGGGCCTGGCGGCGGCGTCGGTTCCGCCTTGGGCGGCATTGCCACCCCGGCGATCAACCAAGACTTGGGCGGCGTTTTTAAGAACATTTCAGCCCACCTAGAAGCGGCAAGCAAAAAATACATGAGCAAGGCCGCGGCCCTGGCGGGTGGATCATCCGCACCGGGCGGGTCGTCCATCACCCAAGCAACCAGCGCGGCAGCCGTCGCCATGGGCAAATTCACTGGAATTGCTGCCAAGGCGGCCGGAGCCCTGACCAAGTTCAACGTCGTCACCGGCACCGCGTCGGCAGTTATTGCGGCCGGCAAAAAGATTCCCGGCATTGGCGCCGTGGCCAACGTCGGGCAGGCCGGCTTCGGCATGATTGGTAAGCGCCTCACAAGCGACTTCGCCGCCCTGTCCCTGCCACTATCCAAGTTCACGAAAAAGGCCGAGACCCTGACTGTCGGTCTTGAGGAGGCTGGCAAGGCGTCTCACGCCTACAGCAGCGCCATCAGCAGCAGCACCGCCACTATGGCAGGAGCCGCCCAAGGATTCATGAAGTCCTTCGGCGAAGCGCTGTCCAACCCGATGGCCGGCCTGCCCGCTCTAGTCGGCGCCGTCCGACCGTTTGTTGAGGCCTTCAACCCATACGCCCTGCAGCAATTCGACGACGCCCTGCGGACTGTCTACGCCGTCATTGGCGAGGCCTTGGTGCCAATAGTCAAGGTGGCCGCTGGCGTGCTACGGGAGTTTGCCGGCTACCTGCGGCCCGTCATGAAACAACTGGAGCCTGTTTTTGCCGAGTTGGCCCAGATGGCAGGCGGGTTCCTAAAAGACCTGATACCCGAGCTGGCCCGGTTTGCCGCCGAGCTGGTGCCAATCTTCCGGCAGTATCTAGAGCAGATGAAAGAGTCGATCGGCGGGCAGAAAGAGATGATGATTGCCGGCCTGAAATACGCAACGGGCCAGATGAGCCTGCTGGGCGTGCTGGGCGTTGGCATCAAAACCTGGCTGTCGAAGCTGCCGCTGATCGGGCGGTTTTTCAAGCAGAGCGACGAAGAAAAGAAAAAGGCGGACGAAGAATTCAAGGCCGCCAAGGCACTGGTGCCCAAGGAAAATATCTTCAGTTTCGGAGCGCCGACCAACCCGCAGTTCAAGGGCGTCGAGTCGCTGGGCCGGGACACCCTGCAGTCCGCCTACGCGGCAATGCCAGGCATGGAAAAGAAGAACGAGGAGCTCGACGCAATGAAGCAAATTGCGGACAACACCGCGCAAACTGTTACAGCTCTGGGGCAGGTCGCCAACATCTTGAGCGGCAAAGAGGCCGGCAAGTTTGCCGGGGACACCGTCAGGGCCGCAACTAGCGTACAGGAAGGCGCCAAGGTCTACGACGAGCGCGTCAAGGCCGGCGGATTCGTCGGCGGTGCTCAAAAAGCAACCGGGCAGACGGTTGAAGGCATATACAACTTCGGCGTCGGCGTCAGCAACCTGTTTACCGGGCGCAAACTCAACGAGGGAATGGTGGACATTTAATGGCATTCACCAACCTAAAAAACGCTGTCGAGCGCATTGCCGGGCAGTCGCCGTCGCAGACCGGCTTCGGCATCGATGGCGGCCGGGCCCAGATGCTGCTGAAAATCCCAGAGGTTTACCTGGAGCCAGCTTTGCGCGAGGCCCTCGGGTACTGCACGATTCAGGGCATTGGCCTGCAGCGCGACCTGCCACTGGCCCACCCACAGTTTCCCTGGCTGTTCTGCGAGCGCATCAGCAACACCCAAGGCGTCAGCTTTGACAAGAAGCAGGACAGTAACAACACCATTGACGGCGTCGACGTGGAGCTGGAGGCCGAACCATTCCCGTATTACGCCCGCTACAAGAATTACGAGATGGCGCTTGAGTTTTTGCCGCGGCCCTACGCCGTCGTGAAGGACACCCAGCTTCAGCGCCAGACTGTCCAGTGGTGGGACATCGACACCGCAGCCGGGGCCCCGCTATCGTTCGATGTCCAGAGTGAATGGTGGCGATACGTCGAGCTGGACGTGCAACCCGCCGGCGACTACCTGACCGCGGCACAAGGCGCGTTCCTGTTCCGAATGAATAACAACCCGTCCGGGTTCACGCTAAAAGACTCGGCCATCCCGTCGGGCGCCTTAAAGCTGTACGTGTCGACCAAGTCGATCAAGTTCCGCTGGTATCAGGTGCCGTTTTCGTTCATTACGTCGGGCAACAGCTATTTTGACCGGTACGCTGGACGGGTCAATCAATACGAATTTTATGGCTATCCAAAGGGCACGTTGTTGCTAAACAACGTCGAGGTGATGAAGGTTTACACGCAGCCATTCCCGCAGTTTGTCGAGTACAACGGAGCGTTTTTGCCCACGCAGCAAAAGCTCTGCGACCTGCAGCTAAATTGCATTTTTCGCGACCCGCCCCTGGCGCAGGCCTACACCCCGGGCGGCGCCGAAAGTTACAACAACATTGTGGCCGGCCACAACCTTATACCGTGCCACATTGACAACAAATTTTATTACGGCGCCAACGAAAACAACAAATTGTCCATTTACCCTAGCATTCCGTTTGAGATCTTTTTTCGCAACCCGGACGCCTAACCATGCGGTTCGTCAGCGCCTCACCAGACTTCCGGCTGACCAACGACGGCACCAACCTGGTGCTGTCGCCTGGCGGCGGCGGCTGGTTTGTCGCCAAGATCACCGGGTCATTCACCGCGGCCAGCAACACCTATTACACTTGGGCCGAGCAGGAGCCCAAGGAAGACGGGACCGGATACCGCAACATACCCAACGGCAAGACCGGCACCAGCACGGCTAACTGGGCCCGTGAACTCAACGGCGCCACATCGGTGGCGATTAACACAATCGTGCTGATGCGGCCGGTCATCGTCACCAAGGCCGGCGGGGCGGGCAAGACGCAACTGCATGAGTTTGCGGTGGCTGGTGCGCCCGTTTCGCAGGCCGTCGTCACCGCGGTCACCTGTTCCAACGGCAACCTGACGGTGACCACTAAAACCATCACCGTGCCAGGCATGGTGGTGACCTAATGGCAGCCTCTACCGACTTGGTCGTCGACGTGGTGGACATGCCGGCTTCCACGGTCGGCCCAATCGGGGCAACAGCTACT